TGCTATTACTGCTATACAAAAGTCATCAAATGATGCGATTGATAAATCAAACAGAGATTTAGCTGAGAGACAGTTTAAAAGACAAAAAGCCTTAAATATAGTAAATGCTGTTATTAATGGTGCTCAAGCAGCTTTACAAGCGATTGCTCAGTTTGGTCCCCCACCTTCACCTTTAGGTATTGCTGGTTTAGTTGCTGCTGGTGTTATTACTGCGGCTCAGATTGCTCTTATTGCCTCACAAAAGTTTGACGGTGGTGCGACTGGTGCGCCTACATCTGTAAGCACACCTTCTATACCTGATACTACAACATCTGCTTCAAGTCCAGTAACATCTGCTTCAACTGGTGGCTTCACAGGATTCAACCAAGGTCTATTAGGCACACCTGGTGGTGCTGGTGCTACAGGTACAGTTCTAAATCCACCTGACGCTCAAAGAGTTTACATCTTAGAGTCAGATATAACAAACACTCAAAGAAGAGTATCTACCTTAGAAAGTAACGCTTCTTTTGGCTAAGAGAAACAATAATCAAAAAATAAACATATAAAGTATGAGAGAACTACCTATCTATGACATAAAACTTACTGACGACAACCAAGGCGTTGGCTTTATAAGTTTAGTAGATGTACCCGCAATCGGTGTTGACTGGATTAAACTATCAAATGAATCACAACTGTCATTTAAGGCAGATAAAGAAAAGCAGCTTTTATACGGCCCCTTTCTTATTCCAAACAAACTAATCTACAGACACGACGAAAAGATGGGTGAATACTATGTAAGATTCAGTAAAGAAGAGATTGAAAAGATTGCTTCTAAGTTTAACGAAGACCTTAACAATAAGAATATAAACTTTCAACACAGCGACCAAAAGGTAGAAGCATTCGTTGCTTCAAACTGGATGATTGATGGTGAGCAAGACAAGTCTCGCAATATGGGATTTGACTTACCTGAAGGAACTTGGTTTGGTGGTGTAAAAGTGAAAGACTTATCATTTTGGACTGACAAGGTAAAGACTGATGAGGTAAGAGGCTTCTCAGTTGAAATCTTAGCTGACTTAGAGTTAGCATTAAAAAATAAAGAACAAAAAATGGAAAAACAAATTAAACTTGGTACAGCCACTCTTAAAGATGGTGTTACTGTTTATTATGATGGTGATTTCGGTATGGGTACTGATATATTCATGGATGAGGCTCTTACACAAAAGGCGCCAGATGCTGACCACGTTTTAGAAGATGGTACAGTAGTAACTACTAAAGATGGTAAAGTTGTAGAGATTCAAGTATCAGCTGTAGAAGAAGAAGCTTCTAAAAAGAAAAAAGAAGAAGAGATGATTGAAGGTGAGCCTGCTACATCTATGACTATCACAGCAGAAGAAGTATCATCTATGATTGACGCAAGATTTTCTGAGTTGATGGATGAGATTACAAAATTAAAAGAGTTAGTAGGTCAAAAAGACGAAGCTATGAACAACTACAAGAAAGAAGTTGAAGAAAAGTTCTCAGCAACTGCGGCTACTAAATCAATCACAAAAGCTGAACCTAAGCAAGACGACAAGTTTGCTAAAGTAGAAGCTCGTATCAAAGAGTTCGCTAAGAACAGATAAAAACAAATATGTCAAATCCTACATATTAGGTATAGACTACAAAAAAATAAAAAAACTTAAAATGGCTTTAACAGATAACACAACATTTTACGGTAAGGACGCTGAAGGATTCTTCAAGAAAGTTCTTACTACAGGTTTAGCTAAGAACGAATTGACTTTGGTACCAAACGTAAAGTCTAAAATCAAATTAGCTTACTCTGACTTAGGTAACATTCTTCAAGCTGAAGATTGTTCATTCTCGTCAACTGGCGAAGGTTCTTTGAACCAAAAAACAATGGAAGTATGCGACTTAAAGGTTAACCTTGAGTATTGCGCTACTACTTTTGAAGCAAATTACTTATCAGCTCAATTGAGAGCAGGTTCAAACAATGAAGAAGTAGTTCCTACATCTTACGCAGACTTCGTAGTAAACTACGTTGCTGAAAAAGTATCTTCTGACTTAGAAAAAGTTATGTTCCAAGGTAACACTGGTACAGCTTCTTACCCTTACTCTTTATGTGATGGTTTAATCAAACAACTTCAAAATGATGGTGATGTTATTGACGTAAGTGCTACAGCATCTTCTATCATCTCTACAAACGTAGTTGGTGAGTTAAACAGATTGTTAAGCGCAGTACCTGCTGAAGTTCGTTCAGCGGCTAACTTCAAAATCTTCGTATCTCAAGAAATCGCTTTCGCTTACAAACAAGCACAAGCATCTACAACAGGTGGTTTGTTCTTAGTAGGTGACAAAGAGTTAAACTACTTAGGATTCAGATTAATCCCTACATCAGCTTTGACTGCTAAACAAATGGTAGCTTTCAACTCTGATAAAGTGTTCTTCTTAACAGATTTAGTATCTGATTGGGATGACATTATCATCATACCTCAACGTAACATCTCTGGTGCTAGAACTGAGAGATTTGCTACTTCATTGAAGTTTGGTGTAAACTACTTATACGGTAACGAAATCGTACTTTACGCATAATCCTGTAGGATAAAAAAATAAAAACAAAACAATATGGCTTGTGTATCATTTTCAGGCGGGATTGCTAAAGATTGTGCGAACAACATCGGTGGTTTGACTAAAGTTTATTTAACAGACTTTGACAACATCACAGGTTTTACTCAATCAGGCGGTACCGTATCATCAATCACTATGGCAGCTATGACAGACTTCTATGAGTTTGAGTTCAATCGTAACTCTGCTACATTCACAGAAGATTTAGTGAAGTCCGTAGAAGCAGGTTCAGCTTTATTTGAACAAACTCTTACATTAACTATCCCAAGAAGAGACGTTACTAAGAGAAACACTTTGGGTTTATTAACTCAAAGAGACTTAGCTGTTATCATCAAAGATAGCAACGGATTATACTGGTATCCAGGAGAAGTAGAAGGTATGTACTTATCAGAATCTACATCAACTTCAGGAACAGCAAAAGCTGACGGTTCAAACTACGTTTTAACTCTTAAAGGGTTTGAACAAGATAGAGCTTCAGCAGTTAATCCAGCAATCATTGCTGCTTTAATCGCTTAATCACTACTCTCTTAGAGAGTTCCACTACGATTACTATAGATTCAGAAGACCATCAACCAAACAGTTGATGGTCTTTCTGTTTTTAAATAAAAAAACAAACATCAAAGTTACAAACATATCAATAAAGTAAACGCAACTAATGATATACTTCACACCAGGTGTCACACAATCAGTTTGGATGTCTCTTAGAGAATCTATGGCTTATGGCTCTACTGCGAGTTTCTTATTCACGTTCACAAATGATGTATCAGGTGAGACAAAATCATTCTACCCGACTGATTTACAACCGGACAACAAGTGGTCAAGATTTGAGATTATAGTAGACAAACCAGAGAACCTATTCATACCAAAAGTTGATATGAGAGCAGGGATGTGGTCTTATGTAGTTACTGCGGGTACGACTGTGCTTGAGACGGGTAAAGCACTTGTAGAAGAATCTAAAGTTTGGGCAACCATAGATAGACCTGCTAAAAATATAAAAGTCCTTAAAAGATAATGGCATTATTTAACTTCGGTAACAACAAACAACCTGAACCGGTAAAGGTTCAAAGTCAAGACATTTTTGAGACTATCAATATGCGTAACATAGAGATACCTCAACCAAAAGAACAAAAAGGATACGAGTGGGTACTTTATGGTCAACATAATCAGTTCCCTCTTGACCTTTTAGAGTATCGTAACTCTTCTTCTTTACACGATTCAATCATTGAATCTAAAACAAACTTAATCGCTGGTGCTGGGTTTTTATTTGACACCACGAGAGAACTATCAAACCAGTTCATTGTAGACAACTGGAAGCTTATACCATTCTGGAGAAAGCTTGACAGCATATTTTGGCTTGTAACTCGTGACCAACAAACTTTTGGTTACTCTTGTTTTGAGGTTATCTATTCTATGGATAGAACTCGTATAGTTGATATGAACTGGATTGATGCTTCTCGTATAGCTTCAGGTAAGAGAGATGAGTTTGGCAATGTAGATTGTTACTACTACTCAGAAAACTGGTCAAACATTAAGCAGTATCCACCAAGAAAGATTGAATCTTATGACCCAAATGCTGATGGTGTAAGACAACTTGTTTTCATTAAACGTGAAGACAACAATATGGATTACTATTCTTTACCTACTTACTTCTCTGCTTTGAGATGGATTAAAGCTGACGGTTTAATGGCTGAGTATAACTTAGCGGCTATCAACAATGGCTTCTCACCTTCAATCGTGTTTAAGTTCTATAAAAAACCTTCACCAGAAGAACGTAGAATGAACTCTGAAGCTATCAAGGCTCAACACGGTGGCGCAAAGAATGCTGGTAAGGCTATCATCTTATATTCTGATGGTAAAGACTTAGCACCAGACATTGATACTTTAGATGCTACAAATATAGATGCTCGTTTGTTACAAGTAGCAGACCAAATCGTACAACAAATTATCACAGCTCACAGAGCACATCCTCAACTTTTAGGTATACAAACACCTGGTAAATTAGGTTACTCGTCTGAGTTACTTCAATCGTGGGAAATCTTTGATGCGATGGTGATTAAACCAGAAAGAAAACTTATACTTGATGCGTTCAAACAAGTCTTAGTTTACAATGGTGTGGCAAGAGTAAGCATTGAACCTATCGTACCAATAAAAATTATACAACAATAAATATGGCTGATTCACTTTTTATAGATGACAACTATCTAAAAACATATTCACCTCTTGGTAAGTCTATAGATGTGGATGAGATATACCCGTTTGTATCAAACGCACAAGACGTTTATGTACAAGACATCTTAGGCACACCTTTATACAATGACTTTATGACTAAGACATCAAACTACATCAGTGGTTCAGGTGCTACCTTTTCTGCTGTTGAGTGGACTTTACTTGACTTAGTATCTAAGTCTTTAGTTTATTGGACTACATATATGGCTTTACCTCACCTTTACCTAAAGATTCGTAACGCTGGTGTTGTGAAGTCGGCTTCAGAAAACACTACAAACTCTGACTTATCTGAGATGAAGTATCTTAGAGAAGAGATGAAGAACTTAGGTGAGTTTTGGAACACGAGATGTGTAAACTACATCTGTGATAACTCAGTGAGTTTACCGCTTTACAATGCTGCTTCAAAGGACATATATCCTTCAAACCGTCAGTATGATTCAGACATCTACTTAGAAGATGGTTACAAAGACTTAACTTATGAAGAGTTAAAGTTCCTAAAAAAGTATTTAAGCTAAATGGAGATGATTGATATACTTACTTTGATTGGTGGTGTTATGTTGACCATCTTAGGCTACTTCTTAAAATCTACAATGGATGATTTAAGGTCTGTAAAACTTCTTACATACGAGACAAAGAACAAATTAGACATCCTACAGAACGACCACATAAATAAGCACGCCAACCTTACTGATAAGTTTGATGAGCTTAAACAAGCCTTAAATGAGCTTACAAAAGAGCTGAAAGAATTAAATAAGAAAGCGAGATAATGGCTATAAAGAATCTACTTATTAAAAACAACACCTATAGTGGTGTAAGAGCAGTGATTCAAGCTTCTCAAAGTGGTGTAAACAACTACTACTATACAGAAGCAAGAGGTGACAGATACTATTATAGTGTTACAGGTTCAACTCAATCACCTACTTTAGAGACGGTAAACTTTAATGCTTATCTTTCTTTTACTATGTCAAATGCTGTTACTTATGAACTTCAAATCATACCTATGTCTAAAGGTGATACTTGCTTCTTGAATATGAGTTGTACAGCTATCAATGCTTCAGGTTCTAAAGGTTATTTATCAAAAGTGTTTGGTGGTTTTAGACACACTGGTTCTGCTTTATCAATCATTGGTGGTTCAATTGATTATGAAACTAAGACAGATTTTACAACTGTAGGTGTAAGCTTTTCTGCTTTTGGTACTCAATCAGTAAGAATGGTTCTTACCGGTCAGACATCAGAGGTTATTGACTGGGACATCTATGTAAACTATACAAAAGGTTATCATACACTTACGACTGGTGGAGGTGGCGGTGGTGTACCATCACCTTGGTATCCTGTACCACCTTCAGCATAAACAATATGAACCAAAAAGAATATAATAAGTATGGAAGATAAGAACTACATATACAAAAAGCTATCAGATGGTAGATATATTAAAGAGATAGACAACAAGACTGAACACTTGGCTACAGCTCAAGAGGATGCTAAGTTGGCTACTGATATAAGAAGCCTTTTACAGGGTCCTCAAGGTGAATCAGGTACATCAGGCACTTCAGGTGAATCAGGTACATCAGGAATAAACGGCGCTAAAGGTGATATGGGTAGAACTGGTTTGACTGGTCCCAGAGGATTAAACGGTACTTCAGGTTCATCAGGTTCATCAGGTCAAGATGGCACTTCAGGCATAAATGGTCAAGATGGTACTTCAGGTATAAATGGTAGAAAAGGTGACAAAGGTGACAAAGGTGATAGAGGATTTCCTGGTTTACAGGGTCCTTCTGGTCAAAATGGTTCTGCTGGTGTTTCTGGTACAAGTGGTACTTCTGCGCCAGGTATAACATCAGGTTCAAGTGGTACATCAGGTCAAAACGGTACAGCCGGTACGTCAGGTGTGAATGGTCAGAACGGTCAATCATCTTCTTACTTTTTATATAAGGCTAAAGCAAACACATACACAGGTAACCCTGACCATACTTATATTTTATGGAATAACGCTACACAAACTGGCGCAACTGCTATTCATATCAATCACTTGACAAAAGATAACATTGATGTTGATATATTCTTAGGTTTGATTAGAGAAGGTTCAAACTTAACTATACAGCACACTACTAACTCAGGTGAGTATCAAACTTGGAATGTAAGTGCTACGCCTACTTTAGTATCAGGTGCGAATAACTACTGGATTGTACCTGTGACTTTAATAGACTCAACAGTATCATTCACAAATAATGAAGATATATTTGTTGCGGTGTCAGCTGATTCTGGTACAAGTGGCTCAAGTGGGTCTTCAGGTAGTTCAGGCACATCAGGCAGTTCAGGTCTGAGTAGTATGTCAAACTTTACAACATCAAAAAACAATATAGTTTTAGCAACGGCAACAGCATCACCTTCACAAAACTATATAACCAACGTGTTTGGTACCACTACTACAAATACTTTTCAAACAAATTATACAATGGTCGCACCATTTGTGTTTGATAGAGGCTTTACATTCTCATCTATAACCCTAGATCTTACAGGCAATGGTGGTGCTACAACGGCGACTTTTAGTTTTGCCTTATACACAGATAATGGTAGTAACTACCCATCTAATTTACTATTTTCATCTGTTGGTTATCAAGCAACACCAACTGGTCTTAAACAACATATTGTCTCTGGTACAATAAGCCAAAACACTAAGTATTGGATTGCTTATAGAGTAGTCCATACAAACAGTACAACTAACGTTCAGGTAAGATCCTTAAATAATTCTAATTCAAGTCCAATTTCCATAGGTAACAGTAATTCAGGAAATTTTGGTAGTAACTACTTTGGTTACAGATCATCTATTGGTGATGGTTTTCCATCAACTTGGACAAATCAGTTGTACGCTTTTCCTGGAATTATCGTACCGGTTATAGGATTCTTGTAAAAACTTAAAAACAAACAAAACTAAACTAAACATATACATTATGAGTACAAT